GAGAACACTAGGTGGCTTAGTGTGGACTGCTTTAGCTGCACTAGCATACATCTTAATTGACTTTTTAAAGAGCCACGGATTCAAGTGATTGAACTACTCGCATCAGCATATACACCTTGGAATAATACTGAAACAAAGATTGTATTAGTATGTAGGGTGGTATTGCCTAGTGAGAAGTATGGAGCTAATGAGTTTTTAGATAAGGATGGTAGAGTTTGCAGATGGACACTGGAGACTAAGAATGATCGACCCAATTAGTGCGTTTGCTATAGCTCAAGGGGCTATTAAAGGTATTCAAGCTGCTATTAAAATGGGTAAGGACGTACAGGGCATAACGCACGATGTTATGAAGTTCTTTGACGCTAAAGATGCAGTGGCTAAAGAAGCCATTAAAGACCCAAAGAAGAAGTATAGTTCTGACACTAGTCAGGCAATGTCAACTGTAATGCAACTGCATGAGTTAAATAAAGCAGAAGAAGAATTAAAGTGGCATTTTATTAATCAGGGACAGAGTGCTTTATGGACGCAGATAGTGCTAGAGCGTAACAGCATTGTACAAAGACGTAAGACACAGGAAATATTAGATGCTAAAGCAGCAGCTAATAGAAAGAAAGAGATAGATGAGGTTATTATAGCGGCGTTATGTGTATTAGTAGCAGCAGCCATCTTTACATTAGTTGGTTGGGGCGTAATTGCTTTGAAAGGTAAATAATGTTTGACGTAACAGAAGTATTAAAAATGGGTGGGAAAATCCTTGATAGAGTTTTACCAGACCCCGAAGCCAAAGCACGAGCGCAGCTTGAACTTGCCACACTTGCCCAAAACGGTGAACTGGCAAAGATGGCTAATGAGACTGACCTTTACAAGACTGAGCAAGCTGGAGTGTCTGAACGGTGGGATGCAGATATGTCATCCGATAGTTGGCTATCAAAGAACATACGACCTATGGCCCTTGTAGCTATTTTCGTGGGTTACTTCCTCTTTGCCATGATGAGTGCTTTTGGCTACAACGCACAGGCTTCTTATGTTGAATTGCTTGGACAGTGGGGTATGTTAGTTATGTCGGCTTACTTTGGTGGTCGTACTTTAGAAAAGATTATGGAAATGAGAGCTAAGAAGTAACATGACACAACTATCTACTAACTTCTCTTTAAAAGAGTTTATTAAAAGTGATACAGCTACTCGTAAAGGATTAGATAATACTCCATCACCAGAAGTAGTTGCAAACTTACAAAAACTTGTAGATAATGTAGTACAACCTATTAGAAACCACTATGATAAAGTAGTAACTATTAATAGTGGGTATAGGTCTATTGAGGTTAATACTTCTGTAGGTGGTTCTAAAACGTCAGATCACTGTAGAGGTATGGCGGCTGACATTGAAATTAGTGGTGTGGCTAACTCTGATTTAGCACAACACATTGTAGATACGTACAAGTTTACACAAGTTATTTTGGAATTCTATACACAAGGTATTTCTGATTCAGGATGGGTTCACGTAAGTTATGATAAAGATAACTTAAAATGTGAAGTTTTAACAGCCGTTAAACAAGACGGTAAAACTATTTATATGAAAGGTTTACATAAGTAATATGCCACTCTCTAAAGAAAAATCACAGAAATCCATCAGTAAAAACATCAGTAAAATGGTGAATGAAGGTAAACCCCAGAAACAAGCTGTTGCAATTGCTATGTCTATGGCTAAGAAAGAAATGCCTAAGCGTGGTAGTCGCACAGCTAAGAACAAGGCTAAAAAATGAAAATGGCATACGTTGAGTGGGAAGATGCAGCCGACATTGACGAAGCTCCGTGGGCTATACACGAGGATGAAGATTTTAAATATACACCAGTACTAGTAAACCAAATTGGTTACTTGTTATACGATGGGCCTGAAGGCATTGTGCTAACCTCTGCATACATTGAGGGTGGCACTGTTGGTTGTCGTACACAAATTCCTAGAGGTATGGTACGTAAAATGACTGTGACCAACACTAATGACTGATAGAACTAAATTTTTAGACGGTAGTAGTAAACGAGTAATCTTAGGATTATTTAAAGAGTTTGCACGTTGTGACGTAAAGTTTAAACCTGTATTCACACTACAAGAGGTTAAAGAACTATTCTTGGACTGCCGTGACCCGTCTGAATATGCTGTTGCTATGGAGTTGTTAGGTGATTGGGAACACTGGTTGGAAGTACGTAACCATGTTTTGATTAAACCCCATGTAGATAAGTGGCAAGCAGAACTAGCAGTTAAACTTCGATCTGAAGCAATTATGCAGATGAAGCAACATGCCAAACAGCCCGGTGGTACAGCAGCAGCTAAGTGGCTTGCTGAGAAGGGTTACAAAGAAGATGAAGGCAAACGCTTACCCGGTCGCCCTAAAGAGGCTAAAGAGGTTGTTGCACAACCCACAGGACGTATTGCAGGGGATATGGCTAGACTTGGTATTGTAATGGGAGGAAAGAAATAATGCCGTACATGACCGCAGGAAAAAGAGACTACAAGAAACAACAGGCTTATGATGGCAAACCATCTGTAGTTAAAGACCGAGCTAAACGTAATAAAGCACGTAGAGATATGATGGATGAAGGTAAAGTGTCTAAGGGTGACGGTAAAGATGTTGACCATAAGAATCCGTTAAGTAAAGGTGGTGGTACAGCACGTAGTAATTTACGTGTTACTAGTAAGAGTGCTAACCGTAGTTTTGCACGTACTAAAACAGGAAAGATGAAATAATGCCTAAAGATAGTCGTTTAGAACGTGCTGGTGTATCTGGTTTTAATAAGCCTAAACGTACTCCTAGTCATGCTACTAAAAGCCACGTAGTTGTTGCTAAAGAGGGCGACAATGTTAAAACTATTAGGTTTGGACAGCAAGGCGTAACAGGAGATAAAGAACCTACAGCACGTCAAGCATCCTTTAAAGCACGTCATGCTAAGAACATTGCTAAAGGTAAAATGAGTGCTGCTTATTGGGCAAACAAAGTTAAATGGTAACTGAAAAAGAACTTGTTAAACAAGCAGCAGAAGCTGACTTGTTGACGTTTATTAAACTTGTAGCTCCTCACCGTGTACTTGGTGCAGTGCATGAGGAACTATGTAGCTGGTGGAGTAGAGATGACGCTAAAGACAACCAACTTGTTCTCCTGCCACGTGACCATCAAAAGAGTGCTATGATCGCATATAGGGTTGCTTGGTGGGTTACTAAGCACCCTGAAACCACAGTGCTATATGTGTCTGCTACAGCTAACTTAGCAGAGAAGCAACTTAAAGCTGTTAAGGATATTTTTCTATCTGACATTTATAGATTTTATTGGCCTGAGATGGTCAATGAGATGGAAGGTAAACGAGAACGTTGGGCTGCTGATGAGATTTCAGTAGATCACCCTAGTCGTAAAGCAGAAGGAGTACGTGATGCTACAATTAAAGCAGCAGGTATTACAGCTAACGTTACTGGACTACACTGTACTATTGCTGTACTAGATGACGTAGTTGTTCCTGATAATGCTTATACACAACTAGGTAGAGATCAAGTTAGATCGTTCTATTCACAACTATCTTCTATTGAATCTACTGGCGCACGAGAGTGGGCTGTTGGTACTAGATACCATCCCGGTGACTTGTACAAAGATATGATGGAAATGACGGAAACATACTATGACGAAGTTACTGACGAAGAAATTGAAAATGAAGTATATGAAGTGTTTGAACGCACTGTAGAAACTAATGGTGAATTTCTTTGGCCTAAACAACGTAGAACTGATGGTAAAACATTCGGTTTTGATGCACGAGAACTTGCACGTAAGAAAGCTAAATACTTAGATATTACTCAGTTTTACGCTCAATATTATAATAATCCTAATGCTGTCGAAACTCAACTTATTGACCGTAGCAGGTTTAATTACTATGACCGTAGTAAAATTGAAAACTTTAGCGGAGCATGGTATTTTGGAGATAAACTATTACACATTTATGCCAGTATGGACTTTGCTTATTCTATAAGTGCTACGTCTGATTATACTGTTATTATAGTAGTGGGTATTGACGAAGATAATAATTATTATGTACTAGATATTGATAGATTTAAAACTAATAAAATTAGTGTTATGTATGATAAAGCAGAGTTAGTATTTCGTAAGTGGAAGTTTAAAAAGATGCGCTGTGAAGTAGTTGCAGCACAAAGACTTATTGTGGGACAGTTTAAAGATTATATGCGTAGTCAAAACATTGTCT